TAGATGCAGACTTCTTCTTCGTCGCAGACTTCTTCTTCGTCGTAGACTTCTTCTTATTAGATGCAGACTTCTTCTTCGTCGCAGACTTCTTCTTCGTCGCAGACTTCTTCTTCGTCGCAGACTTCTTCTTCGTCGCAGACTTCTTCTTATTAGATGCAGACTTCTTCTTCGTCGCAGACTTCTTCTTCTTTGTTGACTTATTTTTTTTCTTTTTACCTCCACTCTGAATTGGACTTGTACTTTGTGTAGTGGGATTACCTAGTACATCAGTACTACGCACAAGATCAGGACCAGATTGAGGACCAGATTGAGGAACAGATTGAGGACCAGATTGAGGAACAGATTGAGGAACAGATTGAGGAACGGTTTTTTTTTTAAACCAGTCTAAAAACCCACCCCCACTTTGTTTTCTAGATTTATTCAGTGTTTTTGTAACTTTCAAAATATCTTTCTTTTTACTTTTGGCAAGTGCTAACAAACTAGCAGATGTTAAAAACACATTAAGACCTCTGGGTGCTAAAAGTGCAGATAATTCAGCAAGAACAGCAGCTCCTCCTTTTTGCCCACGCTTCTTTGAAACTCTGTTTTTAAATAACTTATTTAATACAACCAACAAAGCTGCTACCGAAAATGTTGTCGATCCAAGTGGCATAAGAAGTGCCTGTAATCTTGTTAAAATTGCGCCGCCTGTTTGCTTCCTGCTCCCTCCTTTGTGTTTGCGCCCCAATGTTTTAGATAATACCGTTAATAACATTGCCGCCGTAAATGCATTTGTTCCAACCGGCGCTAATAATGTTGTCAATGCTCCCAAACTTCCTCCTCGTTGTTCTTTACTTTTCTTTTTATGAAGTCTCATAAAATAATTAACAAGCAATAAACTCGCCAATACAAGAAGTTGTTCTTTTCCAAGTGGCATTAATGCAGTTGATAAAATAGATGATAATCCCCCTCCCTTCTGTGTTTTACCAATTTCATTAAGTGCGAGAAGAGTCGCAACAGTTGCTAATGCCTTTTTACCCATTGGTGCTAGAACAGAACACAATGTACTAATTATTGGCTGTAAAATATTTCCGCCTGTTTGCATTTCTGAAATTGTTGGCGCACAATCGTCTGCGTATCCAACAACTTTTGGAAATCCAGGAACAATTGCATCAGCGGGATCCATGTCGTACCCACCCCCCCTCATACTATTATAATTATTAATTAAACCCTTTAATTTATTAAGATCCTTCAAAAATAATTTTTTTGAATATGTCGACATATTTTATATTATATCTATATATATTTTTTTATAATAAATCGTGCCTAATAAACTTATTGACGTCGTTATAAAATGATATTTTTTGATTGTAAATTTGTTTCTTTGGAATGAACTTTTTAAAATTATTTGCAAACTCGCATTCAAATATTTTTTCTTTGTTTTTATTTGTTTTGAATGCATTTCCTAATATCTGACTAATTTCTATACTTGGAACAGATGCGATTCCAAATTTAATTACATTTTTATTTTTATTTAAACAATATAATTCATAAACATCTGGTAATTGTGTTTCTTTTACCAAAAAAATATATTTTTCTTTTCTATTTTTATTATTTTTCCTATTTTCCGGGAAAATATATACATAATCTTTCTTCTTATTAGTTTTTGTATCTTTGATATACTTGAATACTATCCCTGATACTTTATAATTTAAATTATTTCTGATATTATCATAAAAATCTTTAAAATATTTTAACTTCATAATAACTGGTACATGTAAGCAAAATGAATCTTTTTTTTCATTATATTTATAATCGTGTTTTACAATGTAATTTAAAATATTGTATCTCTGTGTTAATTCTTTGCATAAAAAATTCTTATTTTTATATAAAAATACATCTGTTGCTTGAAAAACCCACCCCCCATTCTGATTTTTAAATAATTCTCCGTCTATTAATGTGTTTTTATATAAATCATCGCCAAGTTTTATATTTAATACAATTATATCCTTTTTTTTCTTATTTATGAATGCATTCATATTTTTTCCATTAATTTTTGTTAAAAATAACATAAATTTTTGACCAAATGTAACAGGACTAAAAAAAAAATTATTTATTGTGTCTTGTAAATCATTTAAATTACTATCATTTAGTAATTTATAACTCTTATAATTTAAATCTATGCCCAAGATATTATTTATTCTAGAACGAATAATTTCTTTTGTTTTATTAGATGTGATAAGATATGCGCGTTTTTGAGCAAATTTAATAGATTTCATTATATTATATTATATTATATTCTACTGTCTATATGCTAATATTTGTCATTTTTTATTTTATTTATATTTATTATATGATTAAATCATCCCCCTTGTATTTAATTAAAGAAGGTGATTACTTTGAGCCAATTAAAAAATTATCGAAAACATTTTCAAATACAACTTATTATAAAAAAATATTAAAAAAAAAAAATTTAACTAATATTGTTAAAATGAAATATATTTGCTCAAGACAATTAATGAAATTCTATATAACACAAAAGAAAATATCTTCTAAATTAATTGTTTTTAGAAAAAAAATAAAATTAACACAAAATAGTTATAATACAATTATTACCCAACTTAAAAATTTTGGAAGCGTTTCTAATATTGATCATGATTTTAACAAACCTTTTTATGTATATTTTTCAGAAATAAATATTAAAATAAATCATAAAAAATACATTAAATCTACAAATTTTACACAAACTATTATATTAAGCAAAATAGTTTTTTCTAAAAATTCCATTAAAATGTATGAATATAATTCATTATCCACAAATTTTATAACAAAAAAATCCAAACATATTTATAATATTTTTTTAAAAAATATTTATTTAACACTCAGTACTATTCAAATTGAATCTTTAATTATAGTACATAGTGCCACATTATTTTCATTAGGATTATCAAATATTTCAGATGTAGACCTCACTGTTAATTATTGTAACCCTGTTATTAATTCATTAAAAATCAAATGCAAAACAGATGATTCATTCGATATATTTTATGACGGTATTAACTGGAGTTTAAAAGATGATGTGAGATATTTATTATATAAAAAATTATTCAATATTAATATTAATGACTTTTCATTTAATGATAACTTTTTTTTTTATTATAATGGTATTAAAAATACAGATATTAAAATAACAGTTGTTGATTATTATATCAGAAATAGACCAAATTCTACTGCAAAACTTGTATATTTAAATAATTATATTGATAATAGTATTCCTATTCCACATATTCCTAAATACAAAATTCCCAAATATAATTATATTGTTAATAATTGTTTTATGTTTGATTCCTTTTATCAAATAAATAATATTAATCAAATTAAAAAAAAAAATAAATTCGCAAAAACATTTAAATTTCATAATAAAAATTATATTACCGATATTACAATTAAAATTTTACAAAAATATAAAAAAACAAAATCATTGTTGCCCATTACAAAAAGTTTTTTAAATGATCCAAACCATATTTTTGACGAACAATTATTTCTTAAATCCGTTCAAAAAAAATTACTCAATACTTTCAAAAAAAATATATCTATTAATAAAATCAAACAAATTATTATAAATGCACCCAAATTAAATTTATTTTAGCTATATAATTCATCAATATTTATTCCTTTTTTTAAATATTCTTTCATTATTTTTACATACTCTATTATCCATGGAGCATACCACTTTAAAAAATTTTCAGGTATTTTATATTCAAAATTTGCCCTAAATAATAACCACGGCTTAGAACGAGATGAACTATAATGAATAACATACACCTGATCTATTTTTGTTTTATTATAAACATATGTTCTCTTTGTATTTTTGTTCTTAATTTTTGTTCTTAAATCAAATTGAAAATTATATAAATATGATATATTTATCCATTTTTTATAAAAATCTGATATATATCCTTGTTCTAAATTTCGAAATTCATTCGCTGTTTGTATTTCTTTCATCATTGTATCATATGTTTTTTTTGATGGACTCAACAACATTAATCCTCCATTAAATCTTCTCTTACTTATTATTACCTCTTTATGTTTAAATTGCAAAAATGGATTTATAACCATTGCAGCGGGTGTATCTAATTCAAATAAATGATCAATATTTCTATTAACATACATATCATTATCCATTAGCAAAATTTTATCATATTCTGTCAATGCGAAAATTTGTAATTTTGTAAAAATATCTACAAATCGTTCCTGTTTTATTACACCATTTTTGAGTGTTATATATTCTATTTTTTTTACCTTTGTAAAATATTTTTTTAATATATCTATTTGTCCTTTTGGTACGTCGTCCGTGTATAATAATACCGTATCATATTTGGGTTTGGTATTCATTAACGAAACTATGAATATTAATTGTCCTATAAAATAAATACTATTACCATAAAGCAAACTTACATATGCATTCATTATAATATATTCAATTAAAATAAAATACTATAAAGATATTAATATATTATTACACAATGATTGTGTTCACCCCAATTTATATTTTAAAATTTTTATCTAATTATAATGAAAATGATTCGTCTTTATCAAAATTTATTGAAAAGTACGAGGAAATTATTAAAATTGATAAAAAAAAACCATTATTTAGTTTAACTGAAAGATATAGTACATTTCCAAAACAACAATTCGATAATAGACAATATATTAAAATGATTGAAAAAGGAAAAAATGCATGGAAACCGGATAAAAACAATAAAGATATTGAAAAAGTAATTAAGGGACTTTTAAATAAAATCTCAGACAAAAATTACAAAATATGTTGTACTACACTTGTTAGCGAATTATTAAAAAATACCTCATTTGAAATATTCGATATTATTATTGAGGAGATCATTGAAAAATGCATATATGATGTGAAATATCATAATATATTTATTGAATTATGTAGAAGTATTTGGTCTAATAAACAAATTCATTATAATTTGATTACAATTAAAGAAATAGATGGGCAATTATATTGGTCTAAAAATACAACCGTGGTTATAGAATATGGTCCTTTTGCAAATAAATCAGACCTCAACGATGATATCATGGAAAATATATTTTTTAAAAGTTTATTATTAGAAAAATTTCATAATAAATTCCTTGAAAGGGAGCATGTATTTGAAACTATTGATAGCGATGGTGATGCCCAATATAAAAAAAAAAGAAAGATTCAAAGTATTATTGAATTTATTATAAAATTATATTTTAAAAAACATATTAATGATGTGCCACTTTGTTTTATTTTCGACAATTACGCAAATACTAAACTTTATAAAGAAGATATAGAATGTTTATATAATATTTCAAAAATTTTTAATAATAAATTTCCAAAATTAAAAATATATTTACGTAAGATCAATGGCAATATTAAGAATGAAAAATGGGACAGTAGAACAAATTTTTTTTTATCTGAGTTAATGCGTGTCGACCCAGTTAGTCAAAATATACATATCGGAACAAACATGCCCACGTTTGCTATGGTATCATCAATGTCGGTGTCAAACTTTAATAATGCAAATATAAATAATGAAGAATTAATTAAAAAATTCATAAATAAAAATATCACAATGAATAATATTTGCGATTTATTAAAACAACCTGGTAATGTATGTGAAACAGTAATATATTGTTATTTTGATGATAATAAAAATCTCGATAAATATATTAATTTAATTACAACAATGTATAAAAAGAAATATATATATCGAAAAGAAATAATTAATAGTTTTTACAGTATTTTAAAAAATTATAATGATAATATAATTAATTATCCAAAAATTTATTTATATTTTTCTGAATTAGTAAATGGTATTTCCAATAAATTAAATATTACATTTTGTAATAATAAGATGGTATCAAATATTAAAGACAATATTTCAGATTTTAAAAAAAGAGCAAAATTATCTGTTAGTATTTTAAATCATTGTGATAGAATAACTGATAGTGCTTTTCAAAAATTATTACAGTGTGTCAACAATGCGTCAACAGCATGTCAACAGTGTGTCAACAATACATCAACAGCATGTCAACAGTGTGTCAACAATACATCAACAGCATGTCAACAGTGTGTCAACAATGCGTCAACAGCATGTCAACAGTGTGTCAATGAATGCAAACCAAATACATAATTCAATTACTAAAAAAAAAATTATAAATTGTTTTTGAATCATATTTCAATAATATGAGATAATTTAAAAGATTTTTAAGTTTTTCTGAGGGGGTTATTATTTCTTTGATTTTTTTTAATAAATAAAATGAATTTTGTTTTTTAATATCTGATAAATCTATAAATATATTACAAATAAGAATAAAAATGCTATATAAAGGAACACAATCCAAATAGCATCTTCTTGTGGGCCATACATAATAATTATTATAAGAATAAAACATATCCCCCTTATTAAATTCTTTGATTAATCCAAAATCGATAATTTTAATATTATTATCATCGTCCATCATTAAATTTGATAACTTAATATCTAAATTTATGCAATTTATATTGTCTTCTAAAAATATCTCAATTTCTAATAATTGTTTAATTAAATTAAATACCTTATCACTTATTGTTTTCCCATTCATTGCTAAAATATCTAATTTATTATAAAAATTAAGTATTAAAAATTTATTATTATTTGTAAAAATATCGAATAATTCATGTATATTGCCGTATGCGACTGGATAGCCGAATTTAATATTTATTTCATATTGTAATAATCTATCTAAAAAATGTTTATAAAAATTATATTCCAATCTATGATTATTTTTTAATATTTTAATTACATGCTGACTGGTATCAAACTTATATATTTTTCCAGATGATCCCTCCCCAATTGATTTTATATTTTTTTCTTTATTAAAATCTATATCTGTTATATTATATTCGATAGAAAGCATACAGATAATATATAAGGATAAAAAAATGATTTATTATGTATTAAAACAATTAATCATAATCTAAAATGGAACAACACAATGAAATTATACAAGAGTATTCATCAAAATACTCATTTAAACTAGATAATTGGCAGTTAAAAGCAGCTGAAAAAATTATCACAAGTCAGGAAAATGTATTAGTTTGTGCACCAACCGCTTCTGGTAAAACTATTGTTGCAGAGGCTGCAATATTTGACGCTTTATATAAGGGAAAAAAAGTATTATATACTGCTCCTGTTAAAGCAATCTCTAACCAACTCTTTAATGAGTTTAAAACAAAATTTAAAGAACATACCATTGGAATTTTAACAGGTGATAATAAATTCAATCCATCAGCACAAATAGTATTGCTTACTACTGAAATTTTAAGAAACTTATTATATCAACCTGATAATGAAAATATTGATATTTATGAAGATGTCGCCGATATTATATTTGATGAAGTGCATTATATAGCAGATGAAGATAGAGGAGGAGTATGGGAAGAATGTTTTATCCTTTTGCCCAATCACATCAATTTAGTTATGCTGTCGGCTACATTAGAAAATCCATCTAAATTTCAAATATGGTTAAATAATATTAAAGAAAAAAAAACACATCTTTTTACTCTTGATAAAAGAGTTGTGCCTTTGAGACATACTATGTTAATATTTGGTTCATGTAAAAAAGATTGTGATTCTTCTTTAAAAAAATTAATGAATAAATATGATGGAAAACTTCATACAATTTTGGATGAAGACAAACAATTTAATGAAAATACTTTAAACAATTGTATTAGACTTAAAAAAAAATTTCAAAAAATAACCGGTAAAAGAAGTGGAAACCCTGTTGGAATCATCAATAAATCAATTGAACTACTTCAAAAAAGAGAATTATTCCCTGCTTTGTATTTTAGTTTTTCACGAAAACAATGTGATAAATTTGCTAGTAAGGTTAATATTATTCTTAATTCTCCACTTGAACAAAATTTAGTTGAAAAATTTGTTTATAGTAGATTACGACTTTTAGAAAATAATTACCAAAATATTGAACAATTTCAAATCTATTATCCGTTATGGATTAAGGGAATTGCTGTTCATCATTCTGGTCTTTTACCTATTTTTAAAGAAATGGTCGAATTATTATGCGGGCATAAAAATAATGAGGGTAACCCTCAACCACTTATTAAAGCACTATTTGCAACTGAAACTGTTGCTATAGGAATTAATCTTCCTTTCAAAACAATTCTTATTACAGATTTGATGAAATTTGATAATCATGGTAAAAGATATTTAAAAGCACATGAATATATTCAAATTTGTGGAAGAGGAGGTAGAAGGGGATTTGATAATTATGGGTTAATCATTCAATTAATTAATCTATTTAGAATTCCCGAACATCATGATATGAAGGGAATTATGCTTGGAAGAAAACAAAAGATCGAATCTAAATTTGATCTTAAATTTCAACTTATTTTGAAAATATTATGCTCAAAAATATCAAATATTAGAGAAATATTGTCCAAATCTTTATTGAACAAAGAATTTGTTGGATATATTAATGATATTAAAACAAAATTAGATGAATTAGATTTTAATTTTCATGATGTAAATAAGGAAATATTTTTAGAAATGTTTTATTTGGAAGATGATTTATATAATTCTGATATTCCATATGGATATAGACAACGAAAAATTGTCGATAATAAAATTGATATTTTAAAAAAGAAACTCCCGCAAGCAGAAATCAATTTCTATGAAAAAAATAAAAAGAAATTCAAAATAAAATTAAATTTAGATAACGACCTTCAATTTTACCAAACTGTTATATCAGTTGAATTAAATAAAATATTATCATTTTTGAAAGAGATGGATTATATTACATCTGATAATATAAATGACTTAAATACAAGCCATCTAACCAAAAAAGGAATTATCGCAAGTTATATAAGTGACTGCAATGAAATCTTAATGAGTGAATTATTAATAGATGGTCATTTTGATGAACTAACATCAGAAGACATTGCAGTTTTACTGACATTATTTATTGAAAAAAATGATAGCGACATTATTAGTACACATTATACTAATTTTATTGATGTATTTAAAAAATTAGCAATTGATATGGAAAACGAGTTTTCTAAGAGAAAAATTTATTCAAAATATTGTTGGTCGATAAATTGTGAATTATTGGATGTTACTTATGATTGGGTTAATGGTAAATCATTTAGCGAATTGAATTTGCCATCTTTTGAAGGAAACTTTGTCAATGATATGATTAAAATTACATCTATTAGTAGGATTTTAGAAAAAGTCGCTCTCATTTTAGGTAAAAATCAATTGGCAATTAAAGCATCGAAAGTTGAATCATTGGTTCTCAAGGGAGTTGTTTCTGTTGATAGTCTTTATATTCGGTAAGTTATAGTTGAACACACAATTGAACACACAATTCGTATTATTTTATAGTATTACGAATTATTATAAGTAACATTTTTATTTTACACCTTTACTGATTTAAAACGCTGACTTAGTCAGCAAAAAAAATCAATTAAGGTTTGAGGTATTATCCTCTATTAAAAACAACTGATGAACCCCGTTTTACCTCTTCAAAAGAAAAGTCAGGGTTTGAAGTTCTACAAAATTGTTTTGGTCGCATTTTTGATTGTATCCAACTTTTGGATATATGTAGAATATTCATACAGGCGTTCATATCTCGGTTCATAAATGTAGTATTTTTGCTTTCTGAGCCACTACTTTTACAACCACGACATACTAATACCCTATGAAGATTATTGTTATTAATTTTAGCATTCTCTAAAATTGAATAACAACGACTACATAATTTAGATGTTCTAAATTCATCAACCAACACGACATTAAATTTCTTTTGGGATAATGCAAGTTCTCATAGAAATAAAAATGTGAAAGATGTAATACAATAAGATAATAAATTATTATATGCCGTCCCATATCAACATTTCACAAATGTTATTGAAGGATATTTTAGTGTATTGAAGAGTAAATTACGAAAACAAAATGATATTGGATTAGAAAAACTCAAACAAAATATTAGAAAACTAATAAAAGAAATTCCAAAAACAACATATAAAAAACTTTTTCAAGGAAGTTATAACAGAACCAAGAAATATAAACCGAAGAAATCAAGAGCAAAAACTTTGAAAATCTATAAATAAGTCGGCGTTTTAAATCAGTAAAGGTGTAATAAAAACTACCACTCATTATTATTTATAATTGGTTATATATGCAAACAAGATGATTTCTATAATGAACACAATTTGTGTTGCTTTCATGTGTGCATTTGTGTGCATATGTCTAAATGAGACACGAGACAACTATAATGATGCTGTCCGACGCAATATCGTGCCTCTTGTTGTCGAGGTGTTCGACTATACTTCGTTCAACTGCCCAATGATGCCCGAAGACCCGCTCACCATTCCAGAAATACAACGGGGATGCGCAAAAGTATGCCTATTGGCAGAAAAAGCGATGGGAGAACGATCGGCCATCAGAGCAGAAAACAGGCGTATCTTCTGGAGCTCTGGGTTAATTGCGAGGGGGTTTGACTACTCGCGCCAATTCATCTTTGGAAAGCCGCGTTTTCGCCAAAAGGGATGCTCTGCTCTTCTGTGGGGTGCGTCACGAACCAACAAAGGTGTGTCGGATATGCTCGGTATTTTGCTAAACATTTGTTTCGGATACATCTTTGTTGCGATAGTATTCGTGATCACAAGACTTATATGGAGTATGTAATCGACGACGACACCTAGATATTATAAAAAATGATACTCAAAATATCTGAATATCTGAATGTTGATATTATTATCATGTCGAACAATAAACAAACTACTGAAGATTGCGCTTCGGCGCACATGAAATTAGGTGAGATATTAGATAGGAAGAAGATTCTCAGGCGCAAAAAAGAGATTCTCGAGTGCGAAATAGATATTCTCAGGCGCAAAAAAGAGATTCTCGAGTGCGAAATAGATATTCTCGAGTGCGAGAAGTCGCTCTTTCGTTCGAGGAAGTCCGCGGTGAAGTCAAGGAACCCCAGTACGGAGTCCAAGGCGGAGCCAAGGAAGCCCAGTGAGGAGTCCAAGGCGGAGCCAAGGAAGCCCAGTGCGAAGTCCACGGTGAAGTCCACGGTGAAGTCAAGGAAGCCCAGTGAGGAGCCAAGGAAGCCCAGTGCGAAGTCCACGGTGAAGTCCACGGTGAAGTCAAGGAAGCCCAGTGAGGAGTCCAAGGCGGAGCCAAGGAACCCCAGTGAGGAGTCCACGGCGAAGTCAAGGAACCCCAGTGAGGAGTCCAAGGCGGAGCCAAGGAAGCCCAGTGCGAAGTCCACGGTGAAGTCAAGGAAGCCCAGTGAGGAGTCCACGGTGAAGTCAAGGAAGCCCAGTGCGAAGTCCACGGTGAAGTCAAGGAAGCCCAGTGAGGAGTCCAAGGCGGAGCCAAGGAAGCCCAGTGCGAAGTCCACGGTGAAGTCCACGGTGAAGTCAAGGAACTCCAGTGCGGAGTCCAAGGCAGAGCCCAAGGAGGAGTGGATCAAAGTGAAAAAACGCAATAAGGAAAAGCACAGTAAGGAAATCGACTTGCTGTCCGGAGTAGACGACGGCACGGGGCTGACCCTGCGGAAGAAAATCTGTGTCTTGGTCATACTTGTTGCGCTTCAGACGCGCAATCGATGGAAGGACATGGGAAAACGCCACGCTATTTCGATGGAAAAACTCGTCAAGGTTTTTCAAAAGCAGTTAACAGTGCATCTCAGAAATAACCTAGATGATGTGGCGAAGATATGCAACACGGTCACAGGCACGACCATCTCATCGGTTTTGACCTATGTGCAGAATTCCGGCGGGATCACGGGATTCACCTTCCACAACGCGAAGACCGACAAGAATCACCCTTACAAGTCGATGCCCTCGCTTCTTTATGGACTGGAACTCCCTTGCGGTGTGATGAAGACTATCAATGCCAGATGCGGTGTCAAAATGAGCTTCGTTGAGGATGTTCTTAAAGAAGTTAATGCGCTCTACGGACAACGGGTAGCAGATGTTAAAGACTGCAAAGTCACAGAACCATGTGAATCCAATACAGCAAAGCAGTGCTGTCGGACACAGAACGTACCCACATGGGCAGAGATTGCTGAGAGTTCCAACGCTAAAGTCAAGGAAACCGAGGCGACCGAGGCGACCAGGGTGTTGGTGGTGCCCAGGGACGACAGTTACAGCTGTTGTTACAACAGTGACGGTGACGGTGACGGTGACGGTGACAGTGGTTACGACAGTGACGGTGACGGTGACAGTGGTTACGACAGTAGTTACTACAGTGGTGGTGGTTACAATCGTAACAGTGGTTACAACAGTTACAGTGACGGTGAGTGCAACCCAAACGAATGGTAGGGCCGATGATGGCTTGTTATAATTTTTTAACTACTAAATGACTTTGTAGTACTTTAATGCTTTTTTGGCGGCTTCTTGTTGTGCCTCTTTGCGTGATCTTGCAACGCCTTTTCCAACTATTTTATTGGTTGCCCCAACATCTCTAATAATTTCGGTGTAGGTTCTTTCTTTTCCTTCTGTGTCTATTTTTGCATTGATGTACTTAGGGTTTTCTCCATTGAATTGTTGGTGACAATATCTCATTAACCTGTCCTTGTAATTATCATCTTTCTGAATTAACTCAACAAAATCAATTACTCTTTCATAAATTTTTACTATAAATTCGTGACAAACACTGTAACCTTCTGTATGATTATTTCCTAAATCCAATGACATTGCTCCAATAAATGCTTCGAAAATATCTTCTAAAATTTTGGGATTTTCTCGTCCATTCCCCTGTTCATCCATATATTTAGAAATCATTATATACTTTTGAAATTTTAAATATCTGGAAAATCTTGCCAAACCCTCCGTTCTTACCAACTTGCTCCTTGTTTTTGTTAGAAAGCCCTCATTCTGCTCGGGATATCTATTAAACAAATACTGTGCGGTAATAGATTGGATTATCCCATCTCCAAGCCATTCCAAACTTTCACATGACTTATCCTGTAACGGAATATACTCAAACCCATCAACTGGTACCGAAAAATCTTCATTTTTAAATCTCTTTTTGCGATATACACAATAAGATTTATGAACAAATGCTCTTTGCCATATACCCAAGTTATTGACAGCGGCTCTTATTCCGAATCGTTTAAGAATTTTATTAATAAAATCTTTATTAATAAGTCTGTTCTTTTTATTATGTACATTATGCATCTCGATCTCCTCGTCGCCGTTTGAATTATTTTCTAAACACGTCCTCATGATATTTAGTATTATTATAATTCCTTTAAATATTATTTTTCAATCTTTATTTTTAATGCAATTTATCACAAAAATAAGAATCTTTTCATGTAATATAAATTATATAATCCTACAAAATATTTCAAAAAAATCATTTTAGACAACATAAATATCTTTGCTTCAATATCTCTTTTACAAATATATAGCTCGTTTTTTCTATCCATCAAAATATTTAAGCATTTAATTTGCAAAATCATTTGAATTTAGTGGAATTGAAACATCATTAACTCGTGTCTGTAAATTTATCTGGTTTGTATTATACACTGCATACTCTGAGCCAATTCCATCAAATGCTGTTACTCCTCCAATAAAATCACCACCATTCTGCACTTGTTCGTCCTTATATTTCCAATTTACATTAGACATTGTACATCCATTATCTTTATCATCAATATAACAATGTGTTTTGGATATAGAATCTTGTTCGATTGGTTCTTTCTTTTTTTTATTACTATCTCCTAGATTTTTTGCTACAATAGAATCATAATTTGTTTGAAAATACTTGCTAATATCAGTTGTATCTGTACCAAAATTTGGTGTACTCTCGGATTCTTCATAAAAATTATTGGGTTTCACTTTCATTAATTTATTGCTTGCCTTATCGTCTTCTGTTTCCATAAATTGAAGATAATCATCATTATTATTCGCATGTAAATCAAACCCATTTTCCTCATCCATCAAATATTTTAATCTCATGTCTTTTTCAAAGTCTTTTTCAAAGTCTTTTTCAAAGTCTTTTTCAAAGTCTTCCTGATATTCCTCCTCTGGATTATATCTTGGATCATATCCCCTAACATCGTCATCCTCGAAATTTTTAATAATAAAATGTAATATCAATATAATTATTAATGCATTTATGAGAGTTTTCATAATATATATAATACATTTATATTTATTTTTTTTTATATCACCTTATATATAAGTAAATGAGCGCGCATTCTACATCAGAATTCTTAAAATTTGCAAACACTATTACAAATACTTACGGTATTGATATGAGTACCATTCCTCAAATCATAAGTGAATTAATGGAATTTGTAGAAAAAATGCTAATTCCAGGTTCGGAAAAAAAATCAATCGTATCTAATTTTATTAAAAAAGCTATTTCTGGATCCAACTTGGATGATGGCCTTAAAAAAGATCTTTTATTACTGGTGGATAATACAATCGAAACAATTATTTCTGCTTCCAAATTAAATATTGTATCCAAGAAAAATAATAATGTTAAATTAAATATTGCGGACATAACCAATATTGTTTACAATCGAACAAAAGCACTCATTGATGAAAATGGTGACGCTAGCCAAAATGTAGGATTAATAGCATTAACTCTTATTAATTTTGTTGAAGAATATAAATATATATCGGGTGCACAAAAAAAACAAATTGTTATAGTTGTTATCAAACGACTTGCAGCAGATACAGATAATAGACAACTTGATTTATTAGCAACATATTCTGGAGCATTTATTGATACTCTTGTTGCTGCCTATAAAAATAAAGCTATCATCAATGATGCACTCAAAACATATTGTAAATGTTTGCCGTGCTATTGATTATTTTATTACAAATAAATAAAAAAATGCTATTTAAAATAATATTAATTATATAAAATAATATTATGGATTCCATACAACAAAGAACAAAAATTGTAAACCAATTTAATAAACTTATTAACAATGGAGATATTGCTAAAAAAATTGAAGAAAGCATATATAATCATGTTGTAAATATTTGCACCAATAAAAAAATCAAAATTTGTTTTAATAATAAATATTTTAACCGATATTATATCAATAAATGTATTTCGCTTTATGATAATATTAATCCTAATTCATATATTAAAAATATTACACTTATTAAAAAAATTAATAATAACGAAATTAATATTTCTACCATTGCAGATTGCTCACCACAACAATTATTTCCAGAACACTGGGATGCTCTTATTGAAAAGAAAAATACACAAGATGAAATTCTTTATTCAAAGAAAACTATTCCTATTACAGATAGATTTAAATGTCATAAATGCAAACACAATGAATGTAGTTATTACCAACTTCAAACCAGATCAATTGATGAACCAATGACAACATTTATTACATGTATTAATTGCAATCATTTCTGGAAAAACTAAGGCTTTTTTGATTGAATGCGATAATCCATGCTATTGTCATTGATGTTATCAATCTTATTCCCGTTATTTTTATTGTTTATGCTATTATTTATCAATGATCCAGTTTTTTTTTTTGCAGCATTAGATTGTCCAGCAATTGATTGTCCAGCAATTGATTGTGTTAATTTTAAGCCGACATCTAACATAACATCTCGAACAATACCAGTATCAGTTATTTTATGTATTTCGTCATTATCTTTGATAGAATCATTGTTAGTAGGTTTTTCATCTGACACTTCATCATCTGATACTTCATCATCCGATACTTCATCATCTGGTACTTTTTCATCTGGTACTTTTTCATCTGACACTTCATCATCTGACACTTTTTCATCTGACACTTCATCATCTGGCGCATCGCTATCTGAGACTTCATCGCTATCTGAGACTTCTGACACCTCATCATCTGATATTTCATCATATGTTTCATCTGACGATATATCATTAGAATTTGTGTTTGCCATCAAATTATTTATCATTTTAATATAAGTGTGATTCAATCCTTCATCTGATTTCTTTTTTTTTTGAAAAAATTGTTTGAAAAATGCTTCAACTGTTAAATCTTCATTATAAATATTATTTCTACTGACACTCATTTGAATATTTGATAAATCATTTTTTTTTTGTAATCCCAATTTGGGTTTAATAAATGTCGTTATCTTTTTGTCATTGACGACTATTTTTAAAAAATACTGCTCTTTTATTGTATAATTAAAAGCAATATGTAATACATTGTTTGTATTTTCATAATCATCCAATGTAGCCGACAAAGACAACCCTTGATCTCCATATAATTCATAATAAATTGTTGAATATACTTCATGATTATAAAGCGGATAAGTTACACAACATAAATTCTCGAAATAATTTATTTTTAATTTGTTTTCTGTTTGCATTATTAACTATTAATATTTGGATAGTTTTAAGTATTTTTTTTTATTTTAGTCATTTATAATTAAATTTAAATTTTTAATAAATGATTTATCCTTTCTGATGTCATTTATAAAATTATGCAATATCTCTTTTTTAACTTCATTATTGTTTTCAAATGTTTGATTTATTTTTTTTATCAATGTCATTAATTTTTTCACAACATATTTAACATCTTGGCATTTTAATTCCTTTTTTAACTCTTTTCTTTCCTTCTCTATTTTTTCAATATTATTTAATAATTTATTAAATTCCTTTGATATTTCCTTATCATTTCTGTTTTTTGTGTTATTTGTATTTCTTGTATTTTTTTCTATTTTTTCTAAATCTTTTATAATATTAATATTGCTTATTGTTGAATTATTTTTATAATTATTATTTCCATGCTTTTCTAAAATATCATTCAATCTATCAAATTTATTTCTATTTCTTAATTTATGATTATTTCCATTCTGTCGTCCACTTTGTCGTCCACTTTGTCGTCCATTCTGTCGTCCACTTTGTCGTCCATTCTGTCGTCCATTCTGTCGTCCATTCTGTCGTCCACTTTGTCGTCCACTTTGTCGTCCATTCTGTCGTCCACTTTGTCGTCCATTCTGTCGTCCATTCTGTCGTCCATTCTGTCGTCCATTCTGTTGCTGATAGTTATTTTCCAACTTTTCAATTTTAAAATCAGAAATATTTGAATCGTTATTATTTGTTGCAAGCAAATTCTGTCCTATATGGATCGTTTTAATATTATTTTTATTATTTTTATTATTTTTATTTCCTGTAAACCAAAATATATTATTCTTATTATCCATTATATTATAAGTAAATATTTTTATAATCCAATAAAAAATACCGAGTTAAATTTATAAAAATATATTATTGACCTAATTTAATGAAATTAATATATCTGAGTGGAATTATTTTGACTATTTATTATCTTTATAAAAATTATTTTAAAAAAATCTATATTTGGAAAAAATATAATGGATTTATAAATAATCTATTAGATAATAAAACTTTAACTATGATGCTTAAAAATGATCTAAAAATCAGAAAAGAACCATATCAAATAACTTCTATTTATGACATTAATAAAATTACAGAATTTTTAAATAATCACTTCTCTACTCAACAATTCTTTACCGATAAACAAATAGAATGGATTCTTAATTCTCCCCATAAACAAATAAACTCAATCAATCATGTTAATCGAATTAAATGGAATATTGGACTTAAAAAATTTAATAAACTAATTGGAATAACGTGTATAAGACCAATTATAACTAATATGAATAATAAAATTATGAAAACATTTTGGTGTGATTATGTTTGTATTCATAAAAACTTTAGAAAAAGAGGTATTGGTATGGAAATGGAAATGAGAGGACTTCATGAAATTGCAAAAAGCAACTTTGATAATATGCTATACGTTATTGATAATAAAAAAGTATTTCATAGTCATTTATGTGAAATAAAATTTTATATATGTGATCTAAAAAAATATAATTTTAAAAATAATAAAAATAATATTCATCTTATGAAACCATCTGATATTGACAATTGTTATAACTTATATAGACGATTGATTATTGATAAAAAAATATATCAATTATTTTCAAAACAAGAATTTATCTATTATTTTAAACCTGATAAAGATTATCTATATTCTTTTATTTCAAATAAAACAATCTGTTTGATAAGTTTATATTATTTTAAATATGAAAAATATTTATGTAGTATTCCATCAATATCAATATTTTTAACATCAGGTAATATTAAAATAGAACTTCTCAAAATTTTTTCACTTTTGAAAAAATTAAAATTTAATAACGTTATAATTAATAATACAATTGACTTACCCAAACTAAAACATATGAAATATGAAGGAAAATCTTATCTATATGGATTTAATTATTTTGATAAAATTGATTCTACTGAATTTGGTATTCCTATTTTTTAATAATTTAAAACATTGTTGTACTGTTTGGTATGAATCCATTCATATTATCTATCTTGACTGGCCTATATGATAATACCTTATTTTGCTTAATTATTGATAATTTCTTTGTTGGAAAATACCTCTGTTTTGCAGGTTTTAATATCAATGTCTCTTTCTTATTTATAAAATATTTAATACTATTATTCGTATGATTGCTTGTTAAACCTTTATAAACTTTTGCATCCAAAAAACAAAATTGTATTCCAAAACTATTTGCATTTAATACATTTACATCTGGATTGCCACTTGGTATTGTTGCCGTTATAAATATTTGATTATCATGTATAAATTTTTGAGTATCTATTATATCGTGCTCTATTCCATTTTCTTGTTCCATTTTTGTGTAATTTATTTTTTTTATTAATTGATAATTATCTGCAATAACGCCGTTTGTGATACTATTTAAATTTATATTTACAGTTGGATATGTATTTAATACTATTATATACTTTCCTAATGTGCTCTTAATTGGTATATTTGGTAATGTAAATTTACCACCATATCCATTAAATCCCTGTTGAATAAATAATAATTTATTTCCAAAATATTTATTTATACTATCATATAATTGTTGGTGGTATGGATTAGAATCTCCATACGACAATTCAAAAAACAATATTATTGGTAAATCGTTATTATATAATGTAGTTTTAATCTTTTGAAAACATTTTCCAATATCCAATGAATTGCCTATTGTTATTTTATTATCCGTTTCTTTAATCTCTAATCCAATTGCCCTAAATCCCATTTGCAAATTGTTTTCAAATGTCATTAAACTTTCGAACTCCTTTGTTCCATTCAATGATACATATGGGCGATACACACTTGGCCAATAAAAATCCCTCACATATAAATCAATATTTTCATTTGTATTTGGATTAATATCTGATAATTTAGGTTTTGTTTGTGTAATTTTTGGCTGATGACTACATGTTAATTTTAATATACTTACATCTTTCTCTAAATCATCATAGTTTGTTTTCCACAATACATAATTTAATATAATTTTGATAATTATTAATACCAATATAAATATCAATGCATAACTTATAATTTCACTAAATATAAGAGGTTTAAGTCTAAGAATATATATTCCGCCACATATTATTATCGATGTATTTATTATCAAATTACATATTTTTGTCTTTGCTGTTATATTTTTATGTGCATCCACTAATTTTGTATCAAATTCGCTATATAATTTATTATAATCATTCATATATAAATTATTCCTATTTTATTCTGACGGCATCATAATCAAATAAATATTCCATATTTAATTCTTTATCCTGATTTTTTTCTACCTTTTTTTTAATTGCAATTATTTTTTCGTCTATTGTTTTATTTGGATCATCTACAATATCTGTTTTTTTATACAGATCTATTTCTTCTGGTTCATAATTTGCATTTATATATTCAACTATTTCTCCATAAAATATATTTGAATTACAACATACTTGTAAGCGTTTACTAAATTTTTTAATTACGGGACTTATTTCTTCTGAATAAATTAAATAAAATGCCCGTAATAATAGATTTTTTCTCCTCTTTATTAAACTTTTATTTAAATTATACATATAGCAATTATACATATTCTCTACCAATGGAAAAATTTTTGTATTTTCACCCTTTTTTGATTCAGATATTATAATTTCCCATAAAATCCATACAAAACTCGTTGGACATATATTTTTAGACAATAATCTATGTTGATTTGCAAATTTAACATTCATATTATTATATTCTTGTTCTTTCTTTTCCAACCAACTATACCAAAAAACTATTTTACTAAATAAATGTTCCCTCTTATATAAAATATTTAATATTTCATTACATGCCAATACTGTTTCTTTCATATCTTCATTTTGTCTAAATGTTAATATGAAATTTAAATCCTTGGATGTAATTGTGTATTCATTTGAATTTTTAATTTTAATGATAGATACCATATTTTTATCTGTTGTTGTTACAATATATGTTAAATCAACTACTAAATTTCTTGCCTCTTGGTTATTCCTATTTTCTAAATTTTTCTTAAATCCATCATTTATTATTTCAATCTTCTTTAAATATTTATCTATCATATAAAACATCAACGGTGATTTTACTATATTTGATGATATTTCTATTACAATATTAAACACATTTTTTAAATAACCAGATGAATGCAATTCAATACCCCATCTTATCGCATCATTAACTTTGTTGCTTTTTATACACTCCTTATATTTATTTATAACATGTATTTTTTTAAATCCTGTTATTGTTTTTTTTCCAAGTCTCTTCCTATATAAAATTATTGTTTCTCTTGGAACATTCATATATTTATAATAATCATAATTTTTTATATATGATTTTAATATATGAACTGTTCGCCCAATAATAATAAAAAAAATAGTTATACTTGTTTCAGTAGAAAATCTCTTATCAAAATTGCAAATGCATACAATGTAAAAAATAAAAAAAATAAAATCAAACTTGTTAAAAATAATAAAAATCTTTGGAATAATATTAGATTTAAATTAAATAAAAAATGCAATAAAGAATGGTGTTGGATAGACCAAGATTTTATCAAAAAAATAAATGATAAGGAAATTCAAGAACATACTTTTATTCCTAAAGCACCAAAATCCTGGAAAAGTAATAAGTATGAGTGGCTATCAACAACTGATATTAATGAAGTTATGAAACAATATGAGCAAAAATATTCAGATTTTTTATTTGTAGGACCTGTACCACTCGATTGTTATGCAGGAAGCAAACTAAGTTGCGAATTAACAAATATTAATGTCAAAAAAATATTTAAATCTGGAATTAATAAATTGGGTATTATTTATAATTTAGATTATTCCTATATGCCCGGTTCACATTGGGTTGCACTTTTTATTAATAAAGATCATAAAACTATTACATTTTTTGATTCTGTTGGAACAAACCCGCCCGATGAAATCGTCAAACTAATGAATTTCTTTAAAAGCGAATTTAAAAAAATGAATATGAATTTTAGATTAGGTCACAGCAAAAAACAACACCAATATGGTAATACCGAATGTGGTGTTTATTCAATGAATTATATTATCGAAAGTTTAAAAGGAAAAAAACTTTATCAAATTAATAAAAAAAGAATCCCCGATAAAGTTATGAATGATATGAGAACACATCTTTATCGTTTTGATTAAATAAATTCTTTCCAAAAGTATTTTGTAAAATGAACACTCATAATTTATTTTTATAAATTTATATATGGCTAGCAACACCATTCTAAATATCTTTGTTTTACATATAATAATATTATTATATCTTTAAGTCATTTTTGTCCCATTTTAAAATTTCATTGGTGTAAATATTGTTGTATTTTTCGTTTAATATATTAAACAATATTCGTATTCTGTGCACATTGTTGTGAATTGAAAAAATTAACGATTGAATATTGATTTATTCTTTCTTCTGATTTCCTTATTCATTTTATTTATGTATTTATTTTCCTCCTTGATTTTTGTATTTAAATCACTTACATCTTCAAACTTTTTATAATAGTTATTTCTTATATTATCCTCAGATGAATCTGCGGCTTTATCTACTATAATTCCATCTTTATCTTTGCAATATCTACATTGCTTATCAAAAGCACAACATTTTGGATTTGGATAAAAAGGATCATAACATGTTCCTTTATAATCACATCGCCCCCTTAAACATCCCTTTGGACAACGTTTTTCTAAATTTTCTTCACCCTTTTCATGATTTGACTGAATATCTCTATATCTTTGATTTAACTCAGAATCCATGTACTTATAAGAAATTAAAATAACAAAAATAATTAAAATAACAAACGCTATTATCAATAATACATTTGATATTGCTATATCACCCATTATATAATAACAAAATATTAAAATTTACACCTAAAACACATTCAGAACCACATCATCTGCTCTTGTTTATAAGGTATAAAATCGTTCATAAATCTATCTTCTTATAATCGATTTAACATTGCAATAACATAGTGATAGCGTTTATAAAATCTCCTCCGTCTTCTTTTATTATTTCATTATAAAAACAAAAAATATATTTATATATTTATCGCTTATACTTCTTAATCTAAATATAAAACTATGATAAAAATATTTGCCTTTTTATAAAATCTATTTGGTATCAATAATTTTTGGTCCGGTATTACTATATTAGTTATTAAAGTGACATGTATTATTTGTTCTACAATAACCTGTTATACCAGGACAATAATTATTACACGTATCGTCGCTTGAACATTCAACTGTTGCAGAATCTATGCATGTTTTTTTACATTTATTAGAGGGGTCTGTACAATTCATTGGAAATTTTGGTGATAATTTTGCTTTATATTTAGATGTTGAAAAATCACCACCCTTCATCCATTTTTTAGGTATAAATACGGGTGCATATATCCCAACATATTTTGTCTTAAATATTGTTGCATATTTATACATGAACTGTTCAAAATTATCCCAATTCCAATAACTAAATCCATCAAATGTTCCACAAACTTTATCTGCTGTTGTTGGTAGAGTATCTGTTCCCCAATAAGCAAGACCCGCACAAAACATATCATTCTCTCCATTAGTTTGTTGATATAATGCTTCTATTGAAAATAATGGTACTGTGATATTTGTTTTATCTTCGTATATTTTAGTTAAATCTCCGCCTGAATATTTTTGTTTACTTGAATTTATTAAATATTGTATATAAGCATCTTCCTTATTTGTAAATGCATTATGAGATGTTAAACTCTTGCATACAGGTGTATAATTATTATATTGTGATGAATTTCCTAAACAAGGCCATGACTGATTTATATTCCAATATACTTCTCCTAAACCAATATCATTTGGATTATTATTTGTAAATTTTGCACCAACTCCCTTAGACGACATTATTATAAATGTTGTTGGCAAAGTCTCGCCATTTTTATTATATCCACTTGAAAATTCACTTCTGACTTTATCAATATCTCCACATTGACAAGCTTCTCCATCAAAAACAATATGTTGTATCCCTTTACTTCCATATATTCTTGAATTTTTATTTACTCTTCCTATATAATCTCCGATATAAGACCATGATGATTCACCGCTTGGTCCCCATCCGCTATCATGATAATTTGCATACACTGTTACACCAGGTTTTATATTATTGCTTTCACATAATTTAATAAAATTATCATATAGCCATTTTGGATCACTAAACCATCTATATTGAGGTTTTCCAGATATTGCTGGATGAATATATAATGAATATATATCAATTTTATGATATTTACAAAAATTTTCAATTATATCTAATACAAATATTGTAAATACTGTTTCGTCATTTGTTACAAGGGCATCTCCTGGTGTTGAATAATCAGTTAATATAGTTTCTAATCCAACTGGTTTTGAAATTTTATGTGTCGGATTATTATTTATTCCTCTTATACAATTTCCAGGTTCATTGCAGGGGCAGTCAACACAATTTTGTTTACTACCATCAAATGTCATTCCATATGGACAAATATTATCCTGGCAAATTAACTTACTTCCATTCTGGTCAATTGTACACAACTGATTACCAATATATTGAAATTTTGTTGCTGGTTGATTATTATCTGGATACATTATCGTTTTATTTATCCAATCTTGTGTTGGCGGTGAACCGGTTATTAATGAACATGTAGTTGGGGGCTTGGGTTGTTTACAATTTTGTTGACATTCCGCTAAAGACGAATATATACCTTGGGGATTTTCTGAACAATCCCCATTTAAACATAAGTATTTTTTTGCTGGTGGTGGCTTTGTACATACTTTAATACAATCTTGAAGATTAGCATAAGTTCCATCTGCTGATAAACTACATCTATTATCTTCGCATTTAAATTTCATTAGATGACTTGGTGCTAAATTACATACTTTTTGACAATCTTCTAATGTTGTATAAGTTCCATCTGCTGA